ACATATAGAAAGGTACTTACATTTCGTTTGGGTGAAGTTAGTGATTGTGGTAATCACACAAAAGAGAAATTAAGTGAAAACGGGAAAAAAGGAACAAAACCTTTGAAGGATCTAGCAGATTCAAATCCCAAAAGTTTATATAGGCGTTTGTATGTTAAGTGGCATGATATGATTGCGAGATGTCAAAATCCAAAAAATAGTAATTACAAATACTATGGTGGACGAGGCATATCAGTTTGCTCAGAGTGGCAAGAATACTCAAATTTCAAAAAGTGGGCCATTGAGCAAGGATATAATCCAAAAATTAGAGATCGGAAGCAACAAACAATAGACCGAAAGAATACAAACAAAAATTATGAACCAAGTAACTGTAGATTGACAAATTCAGAAGTTCAAAGTTTCAATAAAAGAAATAACGTTTTTATAACTATTGATGGTATTACGAAAAATGTTACTGAATGGGCAGATGAATTTGGAATTAACCGAAATACCATGCAATCAAGAATAGACAAAGGAGTTAGAGGGAAAGAACTTTTGCAAAAGCCTACTCGAAAGGCAAATTATCATAAAGGTGAATTGATAACATTTAACGGTGCAAGAGTTAGCTTTGCTGAACTAGAACAAAAATATCATCTTGGAACAGGAACTGTTAGGTATCGATACAAAAAGCTTGGTTTGCGAGGAACTGACTTAATAGAAAAGCCGAAAAATTAGGAGAATAATCATATGATTTACATTTTAGCTCCAATAGGTATTGGAAAAACAAGTCTTGCTAAGATATTAGCCCATGACTTACACACAAAAGCATTCTTGGAGAAGCCAGAAAAGATTCCACTACTGAACAGTTTTTATGAGAATGGGAATATTTCTCGTGAAATGAAAGCCTTTGCTGTTCAGATAGAATTTTTAGACTATCGTTATGAGCAATTGTTAGAAGGAATGTTTTTAAAACAAGAAGGAATGAATAATACTGTTTATGACTCATCACTAATTAGTGATGGTATCATGAGCCGTAATCTTTATAATCGTGGAGAATTTCCCGAAGTGTTGTATAAGGATTACTTGCGATTAAATAATGTAATGCAGAGAAACGTTGCAGGACATCCGTTTATGGGACCTGATTTAATTGTTTATCTTGAGGCTCCTTTTGAGCGAATGTTAAGTAACATCTCCTTGAGAGGACGTAAGATGGAAACTAATGACCCAAAGCTTAAAGAGTATTATCATTCTGTGTGGCAAATTTACCAAGATTGGTATAATTCTTATGGAGATACGCCAACGATGAAAATCGATATGAAAAATATTGATTTTGTTAATAATAAGACGGATCAAAATAGTGTACTAGATGCAGTAGAAGATGAATTGGTTAATCTAGGCAAGTTAACCAAAAAAGAAGTTGATAAACTTAAGCAGAGGCGACATCAATGAAAAGTACAGTGATGGCATTTACATCTTGGCTAATTATGATGGTGGTAATTGCATTGTTTCTAGTATTAGTTATTGGAATACATATTATGTGTTTTAGGGGACTAATGATCTTTTTAGAAAAAATTTTGCAAATCGCGTGTCTAAAATTGCCTTAATTTTTAAAAAGAGTATCTTAATAATTGTATTCAATTCGATTATTGGTAACTACGATGTTGGATATCCGACTGAAATCGTTTGTTTGAATTGTCTTTTCCGTTTTGCAAGTCGGTTCGCTGGTTCGACTCCAGCCGTAGTTATAGGCGTAATGCCGAAATAAAATTCAACTCTGTATTCTCGTTGCCTATGGAAGGTCGGAGTATTAGTCACCGCTTGCTCCGTTAGCAACTGCGTATGATAGGTTCGAATCCTGTCCGAGAATGTTACTAGGCTTGACGGAAGCACTAAACCGCCGAAGAGGATAAAGTACATGTCCTGGTCAAGGAGGCCACTTGAATAAACGTAGAGATAAGGGGAAACCTAAAGGACTCTATCTAAATATAAGCCTAGCAAAAAATTCACCGCGAAAGCCTTAAAAAGAGGGAGCTAAGCCTCGGGTTATAAAATGAAGACACAAGCTCTGCTTAAGGAAATTGTAACTTAGCATACAATGAAGATTAAGTAACTTATCTAACTACTGTCGTGCGTTTTCTGGGTAGTTATTTTGTTGATTTAGCTCAGAAGGTAGAGCACTACCTTGAAGCGGTAGGTTACGGTGGTTCGATTCCATCAATCAGCATAGTCCTCTTGGGAAAAATCATCACTACCACAGATGCTGGTATGTTAGCTAATAATCTCTAATAGAGGAGCCTATGACGATAGGCACATCAAGAGTTAAGTATAGGAGATCAAAGAGGCCTCGCTTAGCTTACGATGTTATTACGGAGTAGCCAAGTTGGTAAGGCAACGGTTTTTGGTACCGTGATTCACTGGTTCGAGTCCAGTCCCCGTAATTACTGATGAATCTCCAGCATCAGTTATAGTAGTTTACATTTACGGGTCAGCTACTATTGTTAACGTTCTCTGGTGAGAGCTTATGTGTCTTGCAACCACAACACATATGCATGAAGCTGGTTCGATTCCAGCTCTTAACATTGCTGCTAATCTAATAGCAGTACACTCCCAATATAAAAGCTTTGGTTTGGTGTTGCTCAGATGGTGAGCGTCAATTCCGGTTCAAGTCCGGACACCAAAATTGGTCATGAAATTGACTACTATATAAGAGATCTTCGAGGTGAAGTTGTGCGTAAATCAGTACAACATATGCTAGAAGACATACTGCGTGATTATCCCAAACTTCCCAGTTACATTAAGCAACGAGAAGATGAATTGAAATATCCTACGCCTGAACAAGACGATAATGTTGGCGGTGGTCGAGCTCTGAATAAACTGAGTGATCCAGTTGGCCGAGAAGTAATAACTATTAATGATGATCGGTGGCTTCAACAATTAAAGAAGGAACGTCAAGCAATTGATGAATGTTTAGATGAATCCGGTGTGGTTACTGAAAAGATTATTCAAGAAACTTACTTCAAAGGTAATGTCGGGTTACGGATGGTTGATTTATGTGATCGACAAATTATCCCAGTTAGCACTACGAAAGCGTACGAATTACGTAATAGTTTTCTAGTTAAGTTAGGAAAGAAGTTAAACGTTGACGTAATGTAACTAGCAAATTCGCTAGTTTTTATGGCGGTGAGAGCTTTGGAAGCTAGACTGTCTCATAAGCAGTTTTGTTAAGGTTCGATTCCTTACACCGCAATTGGGAGTTAATCCCAAATGAGCTTTGTACATCCCTAATTTAGGTACATATTTAGACTAATTGGCAAGTCGTCACCATCCCCCGTGTGAAAACCTCAGTTCGATTCCGAGAATATGTATTCTGAATACAGAAAACAGTTCCTATAGCTTAGTCTGTTAAACTAAATACTTATTTACTGTTCGTATTCAATAATTGATACAGAAGACGGTTCCTATTTGAAACAAGACTTCAAATCGTTTGTGAATTACCGTCCGTATCTATAAACACAACGCAGAAAAACGTTCCTATTAATTTATACAGCAAATATAAGACATGTTTACGTTTCGCGTTGTCATATATAAACTAAGGTGACTTTATTTAAGGTCGCCTTTTTTATTTTCTGAAAGGAGACCGAACATGAGAAAAGAAGAAGCAACTATTAAATTATTCAAAGCAGTTGTAGAAGATAAGTTTAGCAATCTGCAAGCAACAGAACCCAGTTTATTATTGGATGCGTTAAAGAAAGGTGTCTTTATTAATCCACATGTATTAGATGGTCGTACTCAAGAACAACAAAAGACTGTTGTGAAATCAGCAGTATGGGAATACGGAGTTGATGCAGAGAAAGTAAATTCAACCTTCTATAAACGATTTTCTGATGTCGAAGGTCGTAGTGAATTGCAATTGCGGTTTGAACAATTAGCCCATTATATGAGTACGTATGGACGTGGAATTGATCGTGATGATATTGAAATCTATGAGCCAGAATTTCTAAATGGTTTGCACATCGATATTAATGATGAACTTGTTTATATTGATGCAATTACGGAAGCAGAATTAGCAAAGAAAGTTAAGAATATGCTAACTAGCGGAATTGCATTAAGTAACGAAGATCAAGTCTTAATTTCTGAAATTATCGATGGCTATCATTTAACAATTGATTATGTGGACCAAATCAAGAATCGTGAATATATGTGTCATGTGTGTGAAGAATTAATGCTCTTGCCAAAGAATTTCGATGAATTTACGCGTTACCTAATTTACCTTGCAACTGATAGTACGTTGCTAATTAAGTCTCGTGACATGATCAATCGTCTAGGTCATCTAAGTAATTCTTGGAACAGTGACCGGAATTATATGGTATTGGAGAAAACATTTGAGCGATATGTTAAGAACTTTGGGATAGAAGAAGCTGCTAAACATATTACTCGTTATCGCAAACTCTATTTAGTATTACGGAAACATTTTGAAGATAAGACTTTAATTAATCGAGCTCTTCACTTATCAAAGCGAATGTATGAACCTCGTAAACAATCACCGTTAGAACACGTGATGGATTATGATATGGAGTTTAGTGATATTGAACGTGCAATGTTTAAGGCTCCCATTTATAAGCTCATTAAATTAGATAATGCATTACTGCGTATGGATGGAACACAAAAAGCCCGGTACTTCAAAATTCGTAACGGAAAAAGTTATCTAAAAGTTATGAATAACAAAGATAGTGTAAATGAGTTAAGGCGAATCTTGCGTAGCGAAAAATTACACGACATGATTTTAGATGTATTAAAACATCGATATGGTAATTGGCGTAATAAAGTATTTTATATTCCTGAAGGGGTTGAGTATGCCGTACCAACAACTGCGAAGGACTTTATTGGCGGGTTGCCATACATGACGACCTATGATTTTGAAGGTAAAAATGTATCGCTAGGAATTGCATGGGACGAACCTCAAGCTGACCTTGATTTACATATGATGTCACTGGGTGGTCATCATTATGGATGGAATGGCAATTATCAGGGAGAAGTAACTTACTCCGGTGATATGACGCACTTAAATCAATATGGTCATGCAGCAGAATTCTATAAAGTTTCTGCAAACACAATTAAAGATCCGCTTGTTGTAACTGTTAATGATTATTACAGTTCGTCCGAAGTTAAATTTGATGTATTTGTAACCGGTGCGAATGTTGATACAGACGCACAACAAGGAGTAGCAACCCAGATTGGTGAAAAATCTGTCCTATTCCATAGCAAAGTCTCAAATGATGATAAATCAAAGACGCTGATGCTAGTAATTCCAACTAAGAATGGCTTTAAGGTTGCATTCACTGGTGATAGTTATGGAAATCAACAAGTATCTGGGGTTGACAATTCAACTAAGTTACTACTTGAAATCTTAAAGAACCAAGTAGAACAACAATTTACAGTAAATGACCTGATTAAGCTCTTAGGCGGAAAGATCATTTCAAGCCAAAGCGATTTGGAAATGGTAAAAGAAGACATTGTTAAGTCCGCAAAGGTTGAAGGTACATTTACTGGTGCGAACAAACAGCTATATACCAAGGTTAGTGTAACGACGCCTGAAATTATTAATTTAAGTCCAAGTAAAGTAACCGCTTCAACATTTATCGATTTGTTGAAAGAACCAGAGGAGGATAAGTAATGGGAACAATGATGCTGGTGTACATGATTGCACCAATGATTTTGTTTTTAGTAAATATCATTTATGGTCGAAGAAATAACAGTTGGCTTATATTAAACGGATTGTTATTACTGCTATTTGCAGGTGTGACCTTTTTACGGGTATATATTAATTTACCGTCGCGTAATCTTTTGAGTATCTTAATTAGTAATGGTTTCTGGGGAATTATTTATGAATTAATTACTCTATCAGCTTGGAATGACTTCTCAAACGGTGATAAGAAATGGTTGAAGCTTTTGTTAGGGTGCATATCAGTCTGTGCAGGTGCCTTTATTATTGGGTGCATCGGTGAGGTTCATTCTAAGCTGTCAGTTAAACCAACATGGCAATCAATCTCAAAACAATATAGTAAGTCTAGTGAAGCACCGACATTCAAACGTAATGAAACTCCTGTCGCATTAGCACCTAATACAGTGCTTAATCGTGTACGGAAGTCTATGTCAGATATTCCAAACAGTCAGTACTTCGATACTCCAGATACAGTTCAAGCTCAATACTATAAGGGCAAACCTGTTTATATTATTCCATTGAAATATGACGGATTCTTCGCAATGCGCAGAGCACAAGAAATCCCTGGATATTTCATAGTGGATGCAACTAATCAAAATGCTGAACCAAAATTCGTTAAAAAACCTTATAAGTATGCAACAAGCGCTTACTTTAACCATGATGTAGATCGCCAAATTTATCGCAATAACCCTGAGTGGCTTACGATGAGCAAACCACAGCTTGAAATTGATGATGATGGTACGCCTTATTGGGTACAAACAGTCTACAAGTCAGAAACATTCAGCCACCGAGTTAATTATCAACAATTACATGTAGTGGTGATGAATGCACAGACTGGTTCACAAAAGACTTATTCAATAAAGAACTTGCCTAAGTTTATTGATGAAGGAATCACAAGTGACTCAGCAGCCCAAATGAACAAAGTCTTTGGTAAATATAAGCATGGTTTCTGGAACTTTAGTCGTACAGATGTTATTAAACCAACTAATAATGGACCAGAAGATGGAGTAACCTCAATCTTTAATCGTGATGGTTCAATTAGTTACTTTACTGATTTTACTAATCCGAATAGTAAAGCGGACTCGGCAATGGGATATTCAATGATTAATGCTCGAACAGGTAAATTAACCTTCTATTCTGCTAATGGAATCATGGATAGCACAGGAGCAAAAGAAAATGCTAACCAAAACTATAAGGCTCAGCAATGGGAGGCAAAAATGCCGGTTCTTTATAACGTTAATGGACGACCAACATGGGTAATGACTATTTTAGATAGTTCTCATGCAATTCGTGGATATTATTACCTTGATGCACAAGATCAGTCTATTTATGGCAGTGGAAATAATCCTACCAGTGCATTAGACGCATTTCGTCAAGCCTTAGTTAATAATGGCGCAACAGCTAGAAATACGCCAGGCACTAAGCAAAAGAATATCCGAGGTACTGTCGATCGTTCGGTTGTAGTATCGGATAAAAATAAAGTTATGTTTACGCTACAAGGAAGCAACACTGTTTATACGGTTAACACTAATGATTATGCAAAGGCTAACTTAATTCGTCCAGGAGATAAGTTGAAATTTAAGGCAAGCGTAGTTAAAGGACAAAGTGTAGGAAATGTTGAAGATTTTACAAATGAAAGTTTGAGATGATGACAATGAATGGTGCGTTAGACCTTATGACGACAGCAGATGAAGCAAGAGCGTTATCTAATACGCAAAAGATGGTAAATCAAGCTATTAAAAATGCTAATAAGGCTGTTGAAGAAGCTGCTCGAATGGGTAAAAAGAATACTTATTTTTATATGAATAATAATGGGAATGTTAATTATCAGGCACTTGTAGAAGTAGTGGTTTCATTATACAAACTCGGCTATGGAGTCAAAGTTCTGCTTCTTATCAATCCTGAAATTAAACTTTGCTGGGAAGATGAAGCAATAGACATGCCAATTATTGTAAATGAAGAATTGAGTGAAGAAAAAACAATGTTAATTGCTGAAATGGTTGACGAAGCAATTAAGAAACTAGATTAAAGGTGATCATTGATGAAGAAAACATTATTAATTCTTGGAACGTTGTTAGTAGGATTTTATGTGGGATATAACCAAGCTGAACCAGTAAATGCGATTGCGGCACATGGAGTTGCTCATGCTACTGCTCATCCGGCAGCACACCCAGCTGCACATACAGAGGCTACTCATCCGACAGCAACCCATACAACTACTGAAGGTGAACACACAACAACCATAACTAACGATAATCATTCAGAAACTCCAAACGCTACTCACCATACGTTTTCAACTTGGATGTATGGTGTAACGCATCCTGGTGGACATCGCGGAGATCAATATACTAAAGGCTACAACGATGGATACAAGAATGGCTCTGTTGATAAGAGAACAAAGTCACACAAGCATTCAAAGCCACAAGGAAAGGTATCAAAATCTTACTATAAAGGTTATGTTCATGGTTATAAAGATGGATTGGAATAGGTGAAAACATGATTGTACAGGATAAGCAAGAGAACATGCAGTATTTTGGGGCAATTCGATTTAGTAAGGAACAGGCTAGAAAATCATTAGCTATGTATCCGAGTGTCAAAATGTATGTAAATATCGCTTGTATACGTACCTTTTATACCATGACTTGGGTTCCTGTTAATGGTATTCCAAGAGACTATCGACCTAGTAAGACGCCAGAACAGGACTTTGTTTTTGAATTTGAACACGCTCAACTAAATGATGGTGATTGGTTGGTAACTGATAAAGATGGTAAAACCTATATTTATTCTGATGAAGCATTTAAACGAGAATTTACTGATGAAGTAGGTGATTTATCATGAAAATAGTTAAAGCGTTGCCTGATAGATATCACGCAATTCAATTTGATGTGTCGTTTGTTAAAAAATATGGACTTATTAAATATCCGATGGTTGAGTTAACTACTCAAAAAGATGGTCATGGACCGATTGTCAAATATAGCAAGAGAACACGTGATGATTTTTGGAGTCATGTTTTTGGGATGAAAGAAACTGTTAAGCATGAAGAGAATCAAACACAAAATATTTTTATATTGCGTGATTGTAAAAGCGGGAACGCAGTAGCCATTAAAGATGGTTATTGGATTGTTACTGATCGTTTTGGAAAAAGTAAAGTTTATTCTCCTAAAAAGTTTATGGATAATTTTGAATCGACATTATTAGATGAGGAGGAAGCTTAATGGCTAGTTATAGTGAATTAAATAGATTAAGTGAAATGGTAAAATCACAAAAAGAGGCATTAGCAAAACAAATGACTGTTGAAGAGGTTATCTCCACTATTCAATTCCCGACGTCATCAGTTGAATTCGAAGTAGCGATGCAGGCTTTACAAATGATTGACAGCGTAAAGACACAAGTGCCAAGCCGTGATAAAGTGGCTGAATCAAAAGGATGGTATAAAGAACCATTAACAAGTTATCGTGGAGTTGACTTTCAAATTGATACGAGCATTTTGGATAAATTGTGGGACGAAGTAAATGAAAAATAAAAGGAAACATCCCCGTTATCCAAAGCAGAAGGGATCGCACTACGGAACACGTCCTGGAATATATTTAATCGATAAAACTGGTCATAAGGTTAGGCTAAATGTTACTTGTTTTAGCACAGAAGTATTAAGTAACCATTTAGTACTTGGCGATATTGAATTTCAAGTAACTGAGACAATGTTATCTACAATTCAAAATAGGAGAGAGTTGTTCTATGAATAAACGAAAGCGTTACATGAAGCGGAGATTAACTAAAGCCCACAAAAGGGGAACATTGATCAACTATCGATTGGATTCAATCATCACGCCTTCGTATCAAGTTATAAATCGCTCGGAAATTATTCAATTGCAAAAACAGATTAATTCATTGCAAAAGGTAGTTAAGAATCTTTCTCGTCGTAATAATTAAATTAGCTGAGGGGATGCAGGATGAATAAGAAAAAGCGTAAGGCTAAGCGTGAACTAACTAAGGCGTACAAAGAGAGAATGAACCGTCAACAAACGCACAACTTACTTGCAGAAGTGCTTTCCGATCCGGTTGTTCAAAAAGAAATCGAGGCAATGGTTAACAATTGTTCTCAAAACTTTAGAGAATTTGCAAAAATTTTTGAAAAATGGCGTGTCTAAACGTGCAATAAAATACAGAGTTGATATAATTAATCATGGTTGAAGGCAGTGCATAAGAAAGTGACATTTCGCCTGTACAGAATGAACGTAAGACCAATAAGCCGAATATGTTCGATAGGATATATTTTGCAAAAGAGCTAATTAATGCCTAGTGAAGTCGATGAAAGAAAGTCGATTGGTTGTTTGTTCTAGAAACCAACATTGAAATTCATTGCACAACCCGTTAGGCGATCGTAATATTAAACCCACAGCAAATTATGGCTGGTTACCATGAGAACCAAAGTGGGAAGCCAAAAAGATCGTAGCTTGTGAAGTCTGGCAAACAGAATATAACTAACGAGGTTGGTACGAGTAGCCCAAGAGCATTTTCTTACAGCTATAAGGAAAAATATAATATTAGCTCATGTCGAGTGAAAGTTAAACGGTAATAGATCCGTGTTCAGGTCTTGTAAACCATACGGAGCTATCGGAGTTGTCTGCCGGTAGTGAGCCCGTATGAACCTGTGGCAGAATAAAATCCAATGAAGGTGAACTACCCAAACCAATGGGCAACCATACATAGAAGCGGATAGCGGTGTAAAAACTGCTATCCGTTTTTTATATCTAATAGCAGGAGGGAATAATGGTGAAAATTAGTAAAGAGCTTTTATTACCTAGCGCAAGAGGGCCTAGGCGCTTATCGTTTGGAGGACGCTTATCAAGCTGTCGAAAATCATTAAAAGAAGCCATAAATGAACAAGTTGATAACCTCTTGCCAATTCAATGGTATACGGATGATCCATATAACGCAGGACAAGCTGTCACGTTGCTGGAAGTGTCTGGATATAGCTTTGACGTATATCATGATGAGAGCGATTCCGGTTATAGCTTTCAGATTATGACCTCTTTTAGAGAGAGTATGCACTTCTTTAACATCGACCCAATTAAACAATCGTTGGAACGTATTAGTTTTGAGCAAGGAAGATATGACTCTTTAATGGAGCTATTAGATAGAAAAAGTGGTGAACAGAAATGAAAAAGTGGTTAAGTAGGTCTCTTGTAATCACAATTGTTTTCTTAACCGGCATGATCGTAGAAGGGTGTACTGGCAAAAACACATCCGCCGATAGCGAAGGTATTCTTAATAACTTTGATGGTGATCCAAGAACTCAGAGCTATGTAGCAACTGACAAAGAAACCAAGGTTCAATACTTGGTTGTTGAGAATAGAAATAATGGCGAGGTAATTACCATCACACCACGATTAAATAAAGACGGGAAACCAATGATAGATGGAGAGTGATTTGAATGAGTCTTTTTAGCCGACATAAATTAAGCGAGTATGAGTCAAGTGACTATCAGCAACAATTAAACGAGTTTAAGTATAAAATCACAAAGTTTGAAGACCGACTTGAAAAGCTAGAAAGCGATTGGGAGTGTGCATCACAAGGTGAATCCTTTCAACCCACTAATGGTATTGATGCCAAGGAAGCGGCTAATCGAGTTGAAAAAGCAGCACAAAAGGCGTTGCCAAACGAATTAAAAAAGGCTTTTGATGAGATTAATTCGGCAGTTAAAAATGAGCAAAAAAGCGTTCAACTTTATCAATACGAATGCGGCCCGAGCATAAATGTAATTGGTAAGCCTCAACGAAAACGTATATATCATATTGATACTCTTAGTAAGGAACTAAAAAAATATGGTTATGAAACCAAGCTCGACCCTAACGATTCTGACGGACCATATAGTTTTCTGGAAGTATCTTGGGAAGGTAAAGGGACTTCTGATGTTTCTAAAATTGATCCTGCCAAAAAGTATATTTTGCCGTTAGAAGATACCGAGTGTGAGATAACTGATTCTGTCACAGGAAAGGCTATCAGCCATGAAGTTGCTTACGCATGTCCTCGTGACGATAAATGGGAAATCATTTACGAGAGGAAGATCTATTCTGATGCGGTTGTTGTCCCGGGCAAAAATATTATCAATGCACCTAACTGGGTAAAGTCTATTGAACCGATTGAAATAGAGTGTTAAAGACAATGAACGATAAAAGAAAAGATACTTACGAAATGATGTATGTCAAATTGGGCGATAAATACATCTATGTTAATGATAAACACACGATGCTGAAAGGCGGACAAGGCGTTGAAAAACGACCTAACAAAATAAAGGAGAATGATTATGGAACGGTGGAGAGATGTTAAAGGGTATGAAGGCTTATATCAAATTAGCAGCTTGGGAAGAGTTAAGAGTTTGGTTGGTAAAGGCAATAATCAATATTCAAATAGAGAAAACATTTTGAAACCTTATCTTGATAAAGACGGTTATGAGACCGTTGGCTTGAGGGGAAAAGGAAAGCCGAAAACAGCTAAAGTGCATAGACTTGTTGCTGAGGCTTTTATACCAAATCCTAAGCGCTTTCCACAGATTAATCACAAAAACGAAATCCGAGATGATAATCACGTTGAAAACTTAGAATGGTGTACTAATCGTTACAACCTTAATTATGGCAATCATAATCAGAAAATGGCTCAGACACTAAGGAAAATTAAGCCTTCTAAGCCGGTTTTACAATTTAACCTTTCTGGAGCCCTGAAACACAGATGGAACTCTTTACATGAAATAGAACGAAGCCTAGGATATCGACACGGTAACATTTCCCGGTGTTGCAAAGGACTCTATAAACAGGCTTATGGATATATTTGGAAATTTGAAAGTGAGGTAAATACCAATGCCTAAAAGTGAAAATTATTTTGTATGGTTGGTAAAGCAGATAAAAGGGTGGCCTCTTCAAAATTATTTGTTATTCTGGTTTAGTTTTGGTTTTCAATTGGCTTTATTAATCCAATCAAAGATTACAAGTGTTACGCTGATTACTTTTATAGGGACAACACTTGGCGTGCTATGCGTACTAGCCATCAATGCCGCTAAAGCTCTAAACGGGATTCTTGGGATTCTTAGCGCCGCTTGTTTTATTTATGCAGGCCTGTCCGCAAAGAACTACCTATCAATCTTTGAACAAGTAGCTTATGTATTAACACTGGACTTGCCGGTCATTTTAGCCGTACGTTCGTGGAATGATGATACTAAAAATCATCTTCGTAAATTTGGCGGTAAGCAATGGTTAATTGCAATTGTTGGAACATTGCTTGTATATGTAATTTCTGGATATTTGATTGGTAAGTTAACTAATGACCCACGCCCTTGGATTGACGCTATTAGTTTTGCTATCAGTTTAACAGCAGGAATTATGTGTTTTATGCGCTACAACAATCAATACTTCTGGTGGTTAGCATCTGGAATTTTTCAATTAATTCTTTGGGGTATTACTTATGCGCAGGGGGATGCAACACTAGCGATGGCTGTAAACAGTTCAATTTATGTAATCAATGATGTCCTCGCGTTTACGGTAAGCCCTTGGTTTAACGGAGGACGTAAGAAGTTAGGCTTGAAGGATATTCAATAAAATAGGAAACGGTGATGCACAAATGAAAGATATCCTCACTTATGATGAAATGAAAGAAAAATTGGAAAATGTCGAAATTCCAGATGAAATCATTGATCTAGTAAACGAAGCTTTGGAATATGGAATTGCTACTGGAGCCAAATTTGTTGGAATTGAAATAGGATCAAAAGAAAGGCAGATAAAGGATAAATATCTAATTGCCTTGACTAGAAGATTAGGTGAGAAAAATTATAAGTCAGATATTGGAAGTGGTCATTTTTATATTACGCTGGATAGCGCAGATAACTCTCAAGAAGAATTGATTATAGAAGCAATCCAAACAAAAAAGCACAAATGGTTTTGAGGTGAAGATATGGAACAATTCAAATTTATTTTTACATCTATAATTCTTCGCAAGTATAGGCGGGGCGATACGTATTTATTTGTACCTAACTTTAATGACTATTTAGGTATTCCAGATAGTGAGTATGAAAATTTTGCTAGGTACTTGAAAGAAAAACATATTTATATGACGAGTAAGTCAAAAAGAAAGTTAGAGGGTAATTATGTAAAGGCAGAACACTATGATGTTTTAATCGACTGGAATCACGACCTAAAGGCAAAAAAGTGCTTAGAAGAATTGGAGATGAAACTAAATGGATGAGTGGCTAAAAATGCATACGTATATTGTGTGTTCGACTAAATCGATGGCAAAAGCAAAAATGATTGATGATTGGAATAGTTTTCCTCGTATTCAACTATGTAAATCATTATGGAATATTCACTATTCTCAATATAAGATTGACAATCTATGGCGGGTATACAAATATGTCAGTTTGTATCAAGTTTTACACTATTTTGATAGGATAGATAATGTTGATAAGTTTAGAATAGATGAATCAGCAAGTTCTTATAGTTTGAGTGATATAAAAAAAGCTGTTGAAATACTGGGTAATGCAGGGAAAAAGCGTGATATCCGAAGTAAACAATGGGCTGAATGGTGCAGGAAAAATGACTGTAAAGAATGAGAGTACTAATAGGTGATTAACGATGAGCCAAAACCAGATTATACCTAAAACGGTTGTATTGGATAAAATGATGAAGGCAAAATTATCTGAACACCTTGTAAACAACATAAACAATAAAATCTTAAAAGCTCCTAAGCAAGAGGGACAAGGTTTTAGTATTCGATACGAGGATGGATTGACACAAGAAAACAATATGAGTGTTGTCAATCAATTACGAGCAGCTGGATATAACGTTCAAATATTTTATGCTAACGGAAAAGTTGCCGAACTTTATGTTTACTAATTCTAATCATTATCTAAAAGTACAAAATTTCTATAAAGAGAATTAGAATAAAAAATCTTTTGCTTTAATGCGTATTAAGGCGTATAATAAGGCTGTTAATTACGAGAGGGGAAAATAAAGCAAATGAAAGTGAAAGAGCTTTTGCGAATGTTAGCCCAAGAAGAATTTAACGAAAAATATAGACTAGGTTCTCATCACTATTTTGAGAGCAGGAATGGTAAACATCTTGTTATTTGTTATAACAATACAAATGATATTATTCTTTCTGGAACCTATAAGTCTATTGTTAAGTTCTTAAAATGATCTATTGCTTTATTATTTCTAAAATAAAAAGAGACTGGTTTTTCAGTCTCTTTTTATTTTGTGTGGATTTAATGCGCATTATAGGCGTATAATAATAAAGCCTGCTCCTTTGTCTTAATAGAATCGAGGTGATTGATTATTGTCGAGGTAAAGGCAAAAAAAGTAATTAAACTATTGCGTGATAACGGATTTAAGGAAGTTAGTGTTAATGGAGATCACCATAAATTTGCAAATGCAGAAGGAATCGTGACTGTAGTCCCATATTCCCAAAAAGGTGACACAATTTACCCAGGCACACTAAACGCAATTCTAAAACAAACAGGTTTAAAGAATAAGTAGTTTAATTCATGCCAGCAAGATGAAGGGATGTTAGTGCCAGCTAGCATTCCTTTTTTATAATTAAAATTGATTTCGAAAATAAAATCAATATATCCACAAAAATTATACTATTTTTAGTAATAAATTGTTTGTTTTAGGTAAATTTTGTTGCTTTAATACGTATTGAGGCGTATTATAATCGTGTAAGGATTGAAAAATTTCATTTTAGAGAGGAATTCTTGTATGAAGAGTGAAAAAAGGATTGTAGCATACCCTGCTATTTTAGATGATTCAGAGAATCCAAAGGGGATGTATACTGTTACATTCCCTGATGTTCCTGGAGCAATAAGCCAAGGCATGGGAGTGCCAGAGGCTATGGCAAATGGTTCAGAAGCGCTTGGATTAATGTTATATAACGAAGAAAAATTGCCAAATGTTTCAGATATAAAAGAAATACAGAAAGAAAATCAAGGATCATTGGTTACGATGATTTTTTCTGATTTAGCTGAAGCAAAGAAACATGTTAAAACGCCAATGGTAAAAAAGAATACGACAATTCCTGGAGATTTAGCCCAAAAAGCAGAAGAAGCAGGAATTAACTTTTCAAAGACTTTAACAGAAGCGTTAGAACAGAAATTAAATAGCTACTAATATGATATAAAGGAAATATTTAGAAAGAGCTGCAACTATAAGGCATTTAAATATAAAAAAGTAGATAAGAGGCGCAAGACACGCAGGGGCTCACGCCTCCTTTAGGCATTGCCTGACGCTTGATTTCAATTATTATCAAAAAAGTGTGAATGGAGACATGAAGCTCACCTCCTTTTAGTAGTCGTAAGTCACAACTTGCTGTGATAGGCTACGTTAAGAAAGGAGTGTGAGCTTCTTTTTTATATAAATAGCAATGCCTAATAGTTTTTTGGGGATGATATAGTGATAGAGTGGTTGGGAACAATACCAGATTGGATTGCAGCAGCAATGGCATTTTGGGGACTAAAGATAGCCAATGATCATTTTAATAAACAGCCTAAGGTAAGTTTAAGTATAGAATTTGACTCCTATCAGGAAGGAAATAAAGAAAAAGAATATAGGTTTTGGGTGGTTAATGATAGTAATATAAATGTTACTGTAAAATGGATGGGACTCCGAATGGCATCAAATAAGAGTGTACAAGAAGATGAGGCATACTATTGGAGATGATGTTGATTGGCATTTACTAGCACCTGGAGAAGCAAGTAAGTCTATAAGTGTAAAAAAGAGCAGAAAAAGCTTTTATTGTAGAATCTTTAAGGTAGAAAGAAAATTAAACAATATTTATTATTGCTAGCAAGTTCTAAATATCATCAATTCTTAAGAACGTGTCGCGCAAACTGGTATACGATAATTATAAGCTAACGTTAGCGCTACTTTTTTAAAAAGGAGTGTTAAATATGAAAACTAAGTATTCCAGTGTTGAAGAATATATTCACGATATTTATGATAATTTATATCCAAGAGCAAGGGCAGCAGCGGATCTATTAATCGAGAAGGGGACTATAACTAAGTTTGATTTTGAGGAAAAAGGGATTAACCCAGCAGTAGGTCCAAGAGCAGTAATGGATTTAAAAGATCATGGCATTCCTATTGAGAAGCCAGGTCGTGTTAATGTACCACAGGCTAAGCGTGCGGTTGCTCAATATAAGCTTGGCAAGGTTGCTAATTTACGTCCTAAGGAAAAATACGGTCGTTTGGTACCTCCCACAAACTTAAAGCGTAGATTAATTGAGGTTAGTGGATCTTACTGTGTATATTGTGGGCAAAGGTTCCCTGAAAAGTCATTACAAATTGACCATAAGTTATCTGTTAAATATTTTGGAGAGCTACCATCAGAAGAGATTGCTAACTTAGATAATTATCAGCTTGTGTGTGGACATTGTAATCGAATAAAAGCTGAAGCAATTAACCGAGAATGTACAAAAACATGCTTCAAAACCCATGATATGAACATTATAAAAAGTTGTTATTGGTATGATCCTACAAATTATACCCACGTTTGTGGAAAACAAGAAAGACGACTCTCTTTAATGTTTGTTGGGGAGGAAACAAAACTGTATGATAAGTTAGTAAAAGTTGCACGAAAAGAAAATAAGACGGCACAAGAAGTGATAAAAGAGTTAATTACAAAGTAAAAGACGTGAAAAAGCATGCTTTAAGTAAGTGAAAAAAGCATGCTTTAAGAACTAGAGAGTGCAGAAAAAGCATGCTTTTCGGATCTAGTAAAAAGCATGCTTTTTTGAAGGCTTATTTTCCAAGTATAAAATCATAATTTTGCCTCAAAAATCGCCTTATTTATTTTCTTATCCGGTTTTAATGTTCTACTGGATAAAATATCCGGCTACTTTTAACCGGCTTTCGTTATCTTTATAGCACGGCTAGCGCGTCACGTTCTTAATAAATAGAACATGATTTCTATTTATTATATAGTAGAAAAGTTTTTTATTCTTTTTAATTTTATTAGTTGACAACTTATAAAATAATGATATTATATAAGTGTAAGCTAATTACTAGCTTAAGCAGTCCCAACTTTCAAATTCTAGATATGAAAGGAGTTTCGGGGCTATGCTTACAGTAGTAAGCGCCCTTTTAGGAATAGCCGGCGCCTATCGGTTAGCCTGTAAAGGCTATAAAGATTATTGGCAAGGGCAACGTCTAAAAGAAAAAGCCTTAAAAAAGCGGGCTAAACGCTTAAAAAAGGCTAACAAATAAATAAAGCTTATAAATTGGGAATCGTGGCGCGGTTCCCTTTTACATATATAATTATACTATGGAACTAGAAAAATAGAAAGGTTTTAGAAATGCTGAAAATTCTATTTAATATAGTAATTCTGTTAGTTGGGCTATATGTTAGCTATCGATTAGTTAAATCTGGATGTAATGACTTAAAAGAAGCCCAAAAATTAAGACAACAAGCAAAAGAGTTAAAAAGAAGGCGATAAAATGCCAAAAGTAAAGAAATATTCTAAAGAAGAAGCTCACCAGCGACAAATAAACCGCGTAAATGAATACAACCGCACACATAAAAAAGAAGCCTACCGCAATCAAAAGAAGTCAAGAGCGCGCAACTTTATTAAAAAGGACGCTACACGGGAAGAATTGGAAGAATTGCGCGGGCTTATTGATGAAAGACTGAAAGAAATATCTAAAAATTAGAAACGTGATACGCTTTCCCTGTTATAATTGATAGAAAGTTTTATTTTAGGGGAGTGAAATTAATGGCGGTTAGTAAATCGCATATTAAAGCATCGCGACAGTATGAAAAAAGAAATCCTGATAGAACAGGATATAATACTTTAAAGAGAAACGCGGTTAATTTTGTTGGTGCATATGCTAAAAAAGGTACAAAAGCCAATCAATATATAACTAGTGACTACGGAAAAAAACATTATAAAGAAGATTTAACCGAGTTAAAAAACTTAATAAAGCAGACTTTAGAAGAGTTAGAAAATTAATTTCTAATTTTTCTATTTTTTATCTTGACTTTATAACGTAGCGTGTTATTATATAGTTGTCGAAAGGATAAAGGAAATAAAAAGATAAGTTTTATTTTTTTGCTCTTTTTATAACGTATCGTGACAAAAGAAAGGAAGAACAACAATGACAAAAGAACAACAAACCATACTAAACAAAGCTAAAAAGATATTCGATCAAGTAGAAGGATATTCAAACGAATACGAGTTAAAGAAGGATGGTGCAACAGTCGCAAGAATGAAGCTAGATGACGAACAAACAACGCTATACGACAGTAAGCGAATTAAAAGCTTTCTTATTTGGTGGAATGATGACATGAGCGGATTTAGTGAAACACTAGAAGAAATTTACAACGGCTAGAAAAGGAGATCTTAAAAATGAAGTGTAAATATTGCAACGAAAAACTAAACAACGGTTTTAATGTAACGGGGTATGAAATGACATCCCCAAAGCAGGCGGTAGGTCTAAAGTTCGATTCTCTTTATTGTATGAGTGAATACGCAAAAGAACATAATTTCAGCGACTACAATTATATTTCTTGCGAATTGTAAAAGGAGTTGTAAACAATGCGGAAAGTAGAAAAGTATATCAATTTGTATCAAGAAAATAAAATTAATGTTCATCAAGCCTATAAACAACTAGGCGGACGCAAATATAAAGAATGGTGGACAAAGCTATATAAGCAAGCAGAACAGACAACAAAAGAAAGGGGCTTGTAATTATGGGAATAGAAAAATCAAGAACTAACTGGATGAATAACGGCTATTTATACATTATCGAAAAGTACGAAAAAAACGACTATACAGGAAAATTTGAAATTTGGTGGCGCGGCTTTATTAACTATTTTGCATATTGTGACAAATTAAAACGATTAGCATGGTATAGCAGGGAGAACACTAAAAAGATAAATGATGATGCATATTACATCAGAGACGACAAAGGAAATTACACGGGCCGAATAATCAGAGTAAAACAGTTCAATTAAATAAAAGAGGTAATTTATTATGAATAAGAATTTAGTAATTAAAGTGTTAGGCGTTTTATTAATTATTGCAGTTGCTAACTGGTACGTTGACAGTCAAAAGCTTCACGACGCACAGAACCAAATTAGAACAGAACAAACGGCCAAGAGTAAGGCAACCGCGCAAATGGAAGACCTCAGCGCAACTAATGACGATTTAACAGACCAAAACAAGGAATTAAAGGACTCACAGACCCATATTAAGGACGGCCAACAAATTAAAAATGATAAATTTACAATCGACTATGAAGACGATGGCGACGGTGATTATACTTTAACAGTTTACCCGAACAAGAAGAATGAAAAAATGATCGCACAGCAAGGGGACGGTGCGCAAGGGTTAGAAATTGTAAATGTTCCAAAAACGGACAAGCGCACAACTACAGCCAACTAGAAGGGAAGTTATAAAAGGGGTTGAACATGATGGATATTACAAAATTAAGTTACTCAGATTTAACAATTAAAGCATTAACGCTATTAGATACAGGTGATAAAGTAAGACTTTACTTGATGGAAGCCACCCGAATTATGCGGGCTTTATATGAAAGTGACGCCGTATATACACACGAGCGCCGAGCATTCAGGCGGAACTATTGGCGGTTTGTTCTTTGCTGTAATTTAACACCGTCAATGAACCGAATAACAGCCACAAAAATCTACGCCCGTTTTGTAGGTGGTTACTGTGAAGGGTTAGAACCTAAAACAGTTCAAATAATGGGGATGTTATTTGAAGAACTGGCCCAAAGCATTCACAACGGCGAAAACAAACAAGCACAACAAGCCATACTAAACAACGCAATTAATTATCTACTAAAGTACTAAGGGGATGCATACAATGAACTATAAAACATATTATCGAACTGTTAAGAGTCACGCCTTGAAGTTTGTTGATCCTGGGGACGACTACAAGCGCCGTTACTTTGCAAGCCGTGACGATTATAAAAGTGTATTGATGAGGTTGTTAGTTTCAACCGTTGATCGTTTGAACGGACTGGGAGTTAATATAAAAATAGTTGTCGGGGATGACAACAACAAGCACACAGAAACGAAAGAAGCCGCCTAATTGGGCGACTTTTTTATTTGAACTAATTTATTAAGATGTATTTACTTTTTATGTATATGTTATATAATATAGTTGTTGATTGGTACGGAGCAACAGCCAAACAACAAAGCTTAATATTAGGCAAGTAGTAAAGTGTTGCGGAATACTAGGCGGGTGGTACCAATGGCCAATGGTTCACTTGCTGAAGTCCTAACATTAGGAGAGCGGGCGCCGTGAGCTCCGGCGACTGGATCGCGTATATGAATCTGTTAGTTGCGTTATTAGCGTTGCTATATCAGATTTATTACGACCAACAAAATAAACACTAACCAAAATTTGGCTAGTGTTTAACAAATTGCATTTCTAATATTAGGCAACAGCAAAAGGGGTGAGCGGTGCCACGCTTGCCCTTTTTGATTACATATACATTATATATTATAAAGGGGAGACGGTGCAAGTATGGCAATTACAAAAGCACAAGCAAAGGCAACGGCCAAATATAAAGCAAAGCACCCGGAAGCAGCAAAAGCATATCAAGCGCGATCATATGCACGGCGATATATTAAACAGTATGCAGATAATGAAGGACTTGACGAACTGGAGAAGCTTATACATATCAGACGAGAAGAACTAAACAAGCAATAGAATACTATTATTTATATATGCCATCTATCTATTAATTAGGTAGGTGGCTTTTTTTGTTTTAAATCCTCGCGGAAAAAATGCGGAAAAATAAAGGGGCTTTTAGTGTTATATTGATATTGTCGAAAGAAACGAATTAATAAGGTGTTACCTCAAACGGTAGCGCCTTTTTATTTTGCCTTGCTTTATATTGCGATGTGATGACATATAAGGCGATACGGTAGCTAGTTAATAGAAAAGGTTAATAGTTTAATTAAAGCGTTAGAAGGTGCGCAGATGGGACACAAGTATAAAGATAACTACAATGCATTTTATCATTCTAAAGAGTGGCAAGCGGTAAGGCAACAAGTGTTACAGCGTGATAATTATTTGTGTCAGGTATGCAAGCGAGCGGGGCGAATAACACCAGCCACAACAGTACACCATATTAAAGCGGTAAGGGTTGACTATGGCAGACGGCTAGACCCTAACAACCTAGAAACTATCTGCAAAGCTTGCCACAATGCCGAGCACAACGAACGCACAAAGTCGCTACACGATAAGCAAACTAAACTAAAAGCCGAAAAAAACAGCGATATTTTTACATTCAAAGCAAATCCAGAGCTTTAACCCAAAAGCGCACATGCCTATAAACGCCGTCACAGCAACGATTAAAGTGGTCTGAAAGTAAAAATAAATAATTTTCGTGTGCAAAAAGTGCAAAAACAAGCCCCCCACCCCTAAAAAATAGAAAATTTTAAAATCACGGGAGCGGTGCCATGCCTTACTTCGCAAAAAACTCGTTTTTCAAAATTTTTTGCACACAAAAAAGCGGACACCCATCACCGGATGTCCGTTAATTTTGACCACTCATATTTCAACTAAATCATAACATAACTAAAAATAGCGTCAAGCGCTAAATTTCGGCGAAAGGAGGAATTTTTGATATGCCACAACCAGCTAAAAATGTTCTGCAATTAGTTGCCAATGGAAACTATAATCACAAGCCCAAAGATGAACTCAAACGGCGTGCAAAAAATGAGCAAAAATTAAAAGTTTCTGCTGAACATATGAATCCACCATCTTATCTTGATGCTGGAGCTAAAAAACAATTTCGAGCAATTATTAAGCTATTTAAGGATACCGATTTATTAAATGAGGCGGATATTGATGAAATTGCACGTTATTGTGACTTAACTAAAGAATACAAGTCGTGTAACGCACGTCTAAAAAGAAATGGGCGATTTGTAGAAGGCAAGCCTAATCCCGATTTACGATTAAAACTTCAAATTTCGGCTGAACTAGATAAGTTAGCTAAGAACTTAGGACTTAATCCAGCAGCACGTGCATCTTTAGCTATTAATATGACAGATGATCAAAAACAAGATGATGACGATGACTTCTAATATTTTAAAAGAAAATCCGCTTAATCTTGATTACGCAGGGCTTACCCACTGGGTTCAAGCTTATATGGACAACGAACGATCACTGGGACATGTGCTAGAAGCACCATCACCAGCTTTGTTGACCACGATTTATGCGCAAGCAGTGGTAAATAATGACATTATAGCCAGTAAATGGGTGAAATTAGCGTGTGAGCGACATTTAAAAGACCTTGAACGTTCTAAAAATGATCCCGATTATCCTTGGACTTTTGATGAAGAAAAAGGTTGGCGACCTATTCGTTTTATCGAAAAGAAATGCCATCCGACTAAAGGTAATTTTGATCACTTAGTAATGCAACCATGGCAGCACTTTGTTGTTGGCTCAATGTTTGGTTGGGTTAATAAGCATACAGGAGTAAGACGCTTTCGTGAAAGTCTTATTTTTGTTGGTCGTAAGAACGGTAAACTTGTCTCGCCGTTCTAAAATTGGACAAAATCGGTAGAAACCTACTATGAAAGATTACAAATTATATAAACACACTAACAAAATTAACGGAAAGATTTACATAGGAATAACGAATGATACTAATCGCCGCTGGAGAAATGGCGGGATTGAGTATAAGCCAGAGTCGAGCAGAAAATCCAGGTTTTGGAACGCTATACAAAAATATGGTTGGGAATCATTTAAGCACGAAATTCTAATTTCTGGACTATCGTTTTCGGAAGCCTGCAAACTTGAGCAAAAATATATTGCCGAATTGAATTGTACAGACGATAGTGTTGGTTACAACATCGCTAAAGGTGGCAATGGTGGTCGCGTTTATGACCATCATCCTAGAGGAATGCTGGGAAAGCCCCAAACTGCTCGTGAAATTGTTGCACATAGAAAGCTTTTGCTAAATCCCAAAAGCAATCCTATGAAAAACGGAAAAGTGATTTGGGGAGTAACACATGAACATCCGCGAGGAATGCAAGGACACCATCAATCGTTTTATCATAGACAAGTTATGGCACAACAAACTGGCACTAAAAATCCTAATGCTAAAATCTTGAACATTACTTTTCCCAACGGTAATGTTGAGTTTTGGCCCACTATGAAAAGCTTTGTAGAAGCTAATGGTTTTTATAAAGTTTATGAGTTAGTAAAAAGTGGTAATCCCTACACCGTCAATCTGGGTAATGTAAAGCGGACTAACAGGAAGGTTTGTAAACATTATATGGGGTGTGTTTTCTCTCATAGGTAGAAGATACCGAGGTAACTCACTAGATTACGCAAGGCTAGTGAGCACCGTAACGCGTAGGAGATGAATAAATATAATTCTCCCAAGAGTGCCCAACAATCTTAATGATTGAAAATGTACGCTAAACTGGGTTGGAATTGACCAACCAATGAAAATGAGGGTGACCTCCAGAGCATAGGATAAAAAGCCTATGGATAATAACAATGAAGACTGAGCTAGAGTCTGGTTTGGCCGATTATATGGCAGGATTTGATGGCGAAAATGGTCCAAATGTCTACTTTTTAGCTAATTCACAGCAACAATCACGCTTATTGTTTGAGGGTTCTCGAACAATGATTCAAAAATCTCCTTGGTTATCTGATCGTTTTGTTCCCAACCGAAGCGAAATTAGATACCCGAAAACTGGTGGAAAAATCATGGCGATGTCTGCTGAAAAGAGCAACAAGGATGGAGAAAACGTCCATTTTGCCGTGTTCGATGAAATCCACGAATATCAAGATTATTCTCTGATTAACGTTATGAAAAACTCTCGAGGAACACGAACACAGCCGTTAATTGTCTATATTACAACGGCTGGTTACGTTTTAGACGGTCCGTTGGTAGACATGGTTGATCAAGGACACGATACATTAAGCAATTATGAAAATGACATTGATGAACGTACGTTTTACTATTTAGCGTGCCTTGATAATAAAGAAGAAGTTAACGATCCAACCAAGTGGGTTAAAGCCAACCCCAACATTGGGTTAATGCAATTAGCCGATATGATTAGCGACTTCAAAAATGATCGTCGTGTTCCTGCTAGATTTGCTGATTGGTTAACTAAACGATTTAATATCTTCTCGGAAGTTGATGAATTAAGCTTCATAACTCCTGAAATACTACAAAAAAATAAGCGTCACCTTGATTTGAAGGAACTTTTAGGTCGTGAATGCGTAGGTGGATATGATCTATCAGATACTGAGGACTTCACCTCCGCATGTTTAGAGTTTCCTTTAGATGATGGTGGCGTTTTTATATTAGAACATTCGTGGATTCCACACGCTCGGTATGAACGTGACAAGAATCCAGAACGAATTAGGAAGTGGGAACATGATGGGGATATTACAATTATTCCTGGAGATTATGTCGATTATTCATACGTGCTTGATTGGTTTAAAGAACAATCGGAAAAATACAACATCGTAATAATTCGATACGATTATGCTAAGGCTATTCGACTTAATAAAGAACTGATTGAAGCTGGTTTTAATACAGAGGTAGCTCGACAAGGCTTTAAAACTTTGGGAGGACCGCTCCAGAATTTTAAGGAACTTTTGCTAGATGGAAAGGTCGTATTTAATGAGCAATCAATGTTTAAGTGGTATCTCAACAACGTCCATCTCCGCCAAGACCGCAATGATAATTGGTTACCTACAAAAACATCACAATCACGTAAAATTGATGGATTTGCGGCAGCACTAGATGCGCATGTATCAGTTATCGATATGTTGGTAGCACCAACCTATGATGGACCTGTTTCAACATTTATTTCGTTCAAGTAGGTGAAGAAGTTGAATACTTAATGCAACTTACTAAAAAGGAGGTGCATATATGAATTTATGGAAAACAACTAAACAATGGTTTACTAAAGGTTTTAAACAAGAAGTTAATTCTAAGCAGGGAAATTGGGTAGGCCCTACTTTTAATTTTCAAGGATGGGCTACAGATATCAATGCGGGCGTACAAAATAATACTCTTTCTACTAATGAAGAGATTTTTAGTGTTATTACTCGACTTGCCAATACTGTATCTAGCTTGCCAATCCACCTCTATAAGAATTATGAAGAGATTGACGATGGTATTGCTGAACTAGTTCGTAGTGAGGCTAATCCGTCTATGAGTGCTTTTTCTTTAATTAATCAGTTAGAGGTATCACGGAATAGTAGTGGAAATGGCTATGTGTTTATTGAACGTGA